TTCACATCTCCGCAAAAAGGGGGAGAACCCTCTTTTTCGACGGTCAAAGAAAGCGGAAGCCGTCCGGCTTCCGCTCTCTTTGGTTGGATTCACTTACTTGTGGTCCACAGAATACATATGGGTGATGAGGTCCAGCACCTTGTTGGAGTAGCCAATCTCGTTGTCGTACCAGGACACGACCTTCACGAAGGTGTCGGTCAGGGCGATGCCGGCGGTGGCGTCGAAGATGGAGGTGCGGGTGTCGCCCAGGAAGTCGGAGGACACCACGGCGTCCTCGGTGTAGCCCAGGATGCCCTTCAGCTCACCCTCGCTGGCCTTCTTCATGGCGGCGCAGATCTCGTCGTACTTGGCGGGCTTGGCCAGGTTGACGGTCAGGTCCACCACGGAGACATCCAGGGTGGGCACGCGCATGGACATGCCGGTCAGCTTGCCGTTGAGGGAGGGGATGACCTTGCCCACGGCCTTGGCGGCGCCGGTGGAGGAGGGGATGATGTTGCCGGAGGCGGCGCGGCCGCCGCGCCAGTCCTTCTTGGAGGGGCCGTCCACGGTCTTCTGGGTGGCGGTGGTGGAGTGGACGGTGGTCATCAGGCCGTCGGTAATGCCCCAGTTGTCGTGCAGCACCTTGGCGATGGGGGCCAGGCAGTTGGTGGTGCAGGAGGCATTGGAGACAAAGTTCATGCTGGAGTCATAGGTCTCGTGGTTGACGCCCATGACGAACATGGGGGTGTCGTCCTTGGAGGGGGCGGACATGACCACCTTCTTGGCGCCGGCGTCGATGTGGGCCTGGGCCTTCTCCTTGGTCAGGAACATGCCGGTGGACTCCACCACGTACTCGGCGCCCACCTCGCCCCAGGGGATGTCCTTGGGATCCATGCAGGCGAAGAACTTCACAGTCTTGCCGTTGACGATGATGGCGTCGTCGGTGTACTCAATGGTGCCGTCAAACTGGCCGTGCATGGTATCATAACGCAGCATGTAGGCCATGTAATCGGGGGTCATGAAGGGATCGTTGATACCCACGAACTCGATGTCGGAACGGGAGATACCCGCGCGGAACACCAGACGGCCGATCCGGCCAAAGCCATTAATGCCAACTTTAATGCTCATAATGAATCGCTCCTTCGTTCTAATTTGATTCTTAAATGATTTCCAATTGCGCGCCTCCATTATAAACGAATCCGCGCCGAATGAAAAGGGGGAAAACAGAAAACTTACTGGGGAAACTGTATAAATTTACACCGGCACTATCGGTAAACGCGGTGGTTTCGACATGATTCGACATTTCTGCTTGAGCGGCGGGTCGGATTTTGCTATACTGACGTTATCATACCCTTACAACTTTACGGAATTCCTGCGCAAGCTATGGCAGGACTGGAAAGGAGGTCGGCGGCATTTGGATGAGAAGAGAGAGGATCTGGGACCGCTCCTGGTAGAGCAGTTCCGTCAGCAGATGAACAACCTGTCCGCAGCGATTCAGTTGCTCACGCCGGTGGTGCGGGAGAAGGCGGGGCCGCAGTACGACCCCTATTTGGCCATTCTGCACCAGAGCCTGTACCGGTTGATTCGTATGGTGGGCAATCTTGAGTATCTGGAACTGCCTGAGGGAGAGCTCCCCCTGCGGGAGGGCACGCTGGATCTGGCCGGGCTGTGCCGGGAGCTGGGGGAGCAGGTGTCTCCCCTGACGGCGCTGGCTGGCATCCGCTTTTCCTATGAGGAGGAGATAGGGAGCCTCCTCACCCATGGAGACGGGGCCCAGCTCCGGCGGCTGCTGCTCAACCTGATCGCCAACGCCGTCCGCGCGGCGGGAGAGGGCGGAGAGTCCGGCCTGCGCCTGGCCCGCCGGGGCGGGCGGGCGATCCTCACCGTGTGGGACAACGGACCGGGTTTTCTCCCGGAAACCGATGAGCGGGAGCTGCTTCAGCGGCCGGGCAGCCTGGGTCTTGGACTGAAGGTGGCCCGCCGCATCGCCGCCCTCCACGGGGGGAGCATCGTCTTTGAGCAGCGGGAGGAGCGGGGCTCCCGGGCGATCGTGTCCCTGCCCCTCCGGCCGCCGGAGCCGGGCGAGCTGCTGAAAACGCCCCGGATGGGGTTTGACGGCAGCGGCGGATTTTCCGACACGCTCATCGAGCTGGCGGGCGTGCTGCCCTACCGGGCCTTTTTCCCGGAGGACGTGGAGTAATACAGTGCAGACGGCGCATGGCTGAGGCCATGCGCCGTCTGCATATCAGGGAGGAAAGGAAGGGAAAGAATTTAGTTGGGCAGGTATTCCAGGGGGTCAACAGTGGAGCCGTCCAGCGACATGCTGAAGTGCAGATGGCTGGCCAGGGCGCTCTCGGCGATGGCGGTGCCGCCCACCGAGCCCAGCACGGAGCCGGCGCCAACCGTGTCGCCCACCGCCACCGTGGGTACGGAGGCCAGGTTGGCGTAAGTGCTGGTCAGTCCCGCCCCGTGCTCCACCACAACGGTGGTGCCCATCATGGCGTCCTGGAGGACGGCGGTGACCGTCCCCGCGGCGGCCGCCTTGACCTCAGTACCGGCGGCGGAGGCGATGTCCAGACCGTCGTGGGTGCGCCAGTCGTCCATGGTGGGATTGTAGGAGAGCACCTCCAGGCTGTAGTCCGTCAGAATATCTCCCTGTACCGGCCAGGTAAAGACGGTGGGGGCAGCCTGTGGAGTGGGCTGGGGCGTGGCCGACGGCATCGCCGAGGGCGTGGCCGCCGGTACAGCCGGGGACGCAGGGACGGTGTGCTCCGGCGCAGGGGTGGCCGCCGGGCGGTTCATGAGGCCCGCGTCCACCGGCGTGGGCCGGGGAGAGGGGGTGACGGTGATCTGAGCGGTGCCCGCCACGGGGGCGTCCGGCTCATCCGGGGTGAGAGAGGAAAAGAGATAATAGCCCGAAATTCCTATTGCGGCGACGCAGAGGAACAGGACTATGTAGAAGCCCTTGCCCTCCAGAAAGTCGCCCATTCGTTTCAAGAATGGTTTTTTCATGCTGTTTAGCACCTCCGAGCCTATTGTGGACAGGCCTGGGCTTGGATATACATGGAAAATAAAAAAATTTCCCTTGACCTTCCACGGGGTGCAGGGTGTATTAAGAGAACGGCAATTTAAGAAAATTTTAACCAGGTGCGGCTCTGGAGTGACTGGAACTCTAAGCGTGTAGGCAAAAAATGATACTAGCTCGTTACTAATACGTTACTAACGGCGGATTCCTGGTGATTTTGTCAGGCCAGCTTTTTCACCTCTTTGGCGAGATCGGCGGGGGTGGGATGAATGTAGGTGGCGGTGACATTTCCCTTGAGGGAATGCCCCAGGAGCAGCTTCACCTTGATCTCGTCCACTCCGGCACGGCTTAGAAGGGTGGCGAAGGTATGGCGGCACCAGTGCGGGGTGGCCTCTGGTATGCCGAGCTGCTCTACCACTGGGGTAAACACCGAGATGCGGTAACGGTCGGAGGACATGCCTTTTTCCGCTGACAGCCATTGTTGCACGTAGGCGGAGATCTTGGGGTGGATTGGGATAATCCGGTCACGGCCTGCCGCGCTTTTCACACCGCACTGGAGGTAGCCACCATCCTCGGAGCGGTAAGCGAAGGGGGTAAGGGACAAGAACTCGCTGATGCGCAAGCCGGTATAGCACAGAACCATGGCCTCTGATGCGCCGGGAAAACCGGCCCGCGCCAGCTCCTCCAGTTTGGCAAGCTGGAGATCATTGAGCGCCCCCTTTTTGACCTTGATGTCGACGGTGGGGATATCCAAATAACGAGAGTAATCTTTCCCGATAATATCACGTTTCATGGCGTAGGCGTGCAATGCGCGGATCAAAATTGCATCGTTGTTGATGCTGGACTGGGAGCGGCCCTCGTCCTCACCCTCGTCCAGGATGGCCTGCCACTCGTCCAGGGTAACGCTGCGCATTTTACGGGCGGCGTAGCGAGAGACACGCTGGTTCCAGGATGCCTTGTGGGAGGCAACAGAGGATTTCCCGCTCCTGGGGTACTCCCGCTCCGACCAAGCGGTATAGACCTGTTCCACGGTCCAGGAGAGCATATCCGCACTGGGGGTCTGCCCGGCGGCAGCCTTGCGGTTATACTCCTCCAGCGCCTCCTGGGCTTCCTGGAGCTTGGCGTGGTAGCTCAGCGCCACCTGGCGCACGTAGCCGTCTTTATCCCTGGCGGAGATCTTCACGATATAGGGCCGCCGGCGGTTGCCTGAGAGCTTTACAATGGAGCCGGTGCCGTTTGCACGTCGCATGAGTAGGCCCCCTTATTTTTTGGCATGGCTGACAATCATCTCGGGCGGATTTAGGCCCCAGGAGACTTGCAGGGCGCTGTCCTGCCCCAAAATGAGCTCCCGGCTGTAGACACCGCACTCCACCCGAACGAGGCAAGAAGGGGCCTCCAGAGACGTAGAGACGCTACCGCCGGGGCCGATACTGCCCAGGAGCTGCCCGTCCACGTAGACGGAGACGCCGGTGCTGGCGAGTTCATTGTTGACCTGCATCACGGTAATTTTCATGGCGTTCACTCCTTGTGATGATACAAATGTTCGATTGTTGGTGTTTTAAGAGACCGGGGCCACGGCCCCGGCTCTTTGCTAGATATCAATCTTGGATTAAATCTGGAGATTGCTCTATACGTAATGTTTCCCTGTATTCCGCTGCGTCTGGCACGTCAACAAATTGCACAGTTGCATTGTGATTCTCCAAAACGAGTTTCTTGATCTCTTCCAAATCCACCTTAAAGAATTCCTTCCTAGGATTGACTTTATTGACCTGCCTCTTTTGAAAATGATGGTGCAATAAGGTTTCCAGCGCAGGTGCATCTTCAGAAAAGATCAGAGCATGCACATCGAACGGGAACGGGACAGAAGCGCTACTCAATTCACTTATACGATCCATTGGATCAAGTCGTCTAGTCATACCAATTTTAAATATACTTTCTCCAAAGGAGCCAATGTTCGAAATAATATATACAAATCCGGCACGAGTATTTTGCTCTCGTTCGAGAACGTTTTCCTTGTCAGAGGCCAATGCTTTTAGTTTTTCTTCTAACTCTTGAATTTTATCTATATAAAGTTGCTTCTCAACATCATCCTTTGCCTTTTGCATATAACCCATAAGCTTCTTCACTTCATTGCTAAATTGAGTTTCTTCCTTCTCAATTTTCTGCTTTTCGCGTTCTATCTCCCGGCGGACCTTTTCTTCTTCAATCATTTGCTCACGAATGGCTTTCTTCTGTTCACGTTCTTCATCAACCTTGAGCATATAAGCATAGACCAGGCTCAATTCTTCTAGCTTCATGGAGAAAAAATTTTGAGATATCTGTACGCCATCTACTAGAAAGATTTTATTCAATGCATCATAGGAACGTTGTATTTTGGTGCGGACGCTATCAATATTATTTGGAGTAACACTCCCGATCAAAGAGACTGTTTCGGAATTAAAGCACCTCAAAATCTGCTTCTTTTGGCTCTCCAGTACACGTTTTGTTGCGCTGTCATTTGTGATAACAAGGGCATCCCCGGATTTCACCAGTTCATCTTCACGGGACTTTAAAAGAGCGAGCTTATTTTTAATTTCATCAGATTTCAGGTCAGAATAAGCGTCAACAGAAACCATCGCACACAGGCTATCCTGCTCCAGTATTTTCAATTCCTTTTGCAGGTTCTCCTTTTCTTCGGCAAGCTTTACAACTTCTTGCTCCGCCTTTTTTACACGTTCATCGGCGCTTTGGGTCTTTTTCCAGTAATAGTCCAACGCTTCGCGGTGTTTGGCCTCGTATAAACTGTCACCCTCACTTTTTTTCTGATTCACGTAAGCATCTGCGGCAGCCTTTGCGGCCTTTAGATTTTCATAACTCTTTGTTTTTTGCTTTTCAACCAGCCAAAGGATCAGGAAAATGACCGCCAGAATTACAAATGCCCACACACAAATCCTCTCCTATTTCTAAATTGTCGTGGTGTCCAAGTTGGACACATTCATAAGTATTGATCCACCGCAAGGTTGCCATGCTTATACCAGCAGATGGCCTTGCGGACAAGATCCTCAGTAACACCGAAACGCTCGGCTAGATCCCAGACCTCTGTGCAGCCCTCGTGCGCGGCGGCCTCCAGAGCGTCCAGGGGAAGGAACTGCTCGATTTCCCACTTGTCGGCCCGGTTCTCATGCTTTTTCTTTATATCGCAGGCCGCCCAGCGGTTATAGAAGCTGTAGGTCATACAATGACCGACCTCGTGGCCCAGGGTGGTGAACTCATCCGCTATAGTCTCGAATTTCCACGGGTCCAGCGCGATCGCGCGCCGGTCAAGCGATGGAATGAAAATCGAGAAGGACTTGGCGAAGGGCATGGTGTACCAATCTACATCAATCCCCTGATCCACGGCAAAATCATAGAGCTCATAAAGATTCATTCCTGGTCTTTCTTTTTCCTCCACTGCTCGGCCTTGAATCTGGCGTATTCGTACACGTCATCCCACAGGGCGTCTCTCTCCTCGGGGCTCATATCCATGTCCCCACCCATGAATGCCGCCATGATGGTGTCACGGTCCAGCTCGTCCCCATTCTTCGGAGCGGGGGCGGGCTCTTTTTTTTCACCAGTCAGTAAATACTCCACCGAGGTGCCCAGAACTTCCGAGATCTTGGCAAGCCGCTTTGTATAGGAGGCAGAGCGTCTCCGACGCCAATCGCTTGCGGTGTCATCGGAAACCCCTACGAGTTTAGCAAATTCTCGCTGCTCCATGGGCAGGCGATCGAGGATTTCAAAAATCCGATCAACCGTATCCACTTCGCTCACCTCCAAAACGTAAAATTTCCGGGTGTGTTTTTGTTTAAACTTACAAAACCGGAGTTTTTCCGAAAATCTTATTGACAACCGGAGAAACTCCGGCTATGATTTAACCACAGGTAAACAAGAGGGCGCGGCAACGCCCACAGACAAAGATTAGGGAATGATAAAGATGTTTTTGCGTCCAGAGCCTGATGTGCCTATTCGAGTCCTTGATATAGGATTCCCGGCTAGGAACCCCGATGCCGCCCTTGTTGAGAGGCAGAATAAGCGACATCCCGGTGGAGACGGGCAGAAAAGTCGGCGAGATATCCGGTCAATTCATGTATGTCTGGGGTGCCAGACTGCCGATAGGAAAGAGCCATCTTTGTCAGTAGTTGTAAGTGGTGTGATATTTCTGCGGACGCATAAAGCGCAGCGGTATGGGTGGCAACGACCAAAGAAGTGCCTCCAGTTGGAGGATCGTTGTAGACATAACGTACTAAGGCATCAAAGTACTGCTCATAAGCATCGGACATCTTCTGAAAATAGGCCGCTTTTAACTGAGAGGCCCGCTCATGGTAAGCGGTGAACACGACACCGAAAACAGAAATAATAGCTACTACATAGGGGGCAAGTTCCTCTGCCAAAGTTAAAAGGGTAGTAGGCACGTCAATCACATCCGCTTACATTACACTTCTAGTCAAATTTATCATACCACATCGAACAGTCTCGGACAACACCAAATTTGGAGGGGGTGAAGAGGTGAGGATCTGCGAGTTGATGGAGCAGAGGGGCATCCAGCGCATCCAGTTGGCCGACGCCATGGGGGTATCGCCTTCCTGCATCACCAAATGGGTGCAGGGGACGGCGCTGCCAAGCGCCGACAAGCTACCCCGGCTGGCTGCCATCCTGCAATGCAGCATCGACGCCCTCTACGGCCCCGAGCCGCCCGAGGGTGGAAACGGGGCCGCAAGCTGAGAAAGGAGTTGCTTATGATCCGTACACCGGAGCAGCGGCAGATTGCCCGCTGGATTGAGAACCATTATGACATTGACAAGGTGCAGTGCGCCGAGGTGGTTACCAAGAACGCGGTGCGCCTGACCCTTCGGGGCCACGAGCCCACCATCCTGATCCTCCGCCAGAATGGGCGGGTGGACCAGATTCCCGAGGCGGCGCTTTTCGAGGCGGCCGTCTGACCTCATGCCAATATTGTACCCCCAGGGAGGAGTGATTACCATGCCGGAGGAATACCGGAATATCTACAAAATCTGTCGAAAGTCTGCCGGTTTTACCCAGGAAGCGGCAGCGGAGCGGCTGGGTATCAGCGTGGAGAGCCTGCGGGCCTATGAGACCGGCCAGCGGGTACCGCCTGACGAGGTAGTGGAGACAATGTCGGACCTGTACAATGCCTTACATCTGATTGTGCGGCATGTGCGCGAGCGAAATGCCATGTACAGCCGGGTAGTACCGGAGGTGCCTCAGTGCTCCGTGCTGGAGGCGTCGGCTAAACTGACCAACCGGATCTATGCCTTTGCTGACAGCCACGCCGACCGGCGTCTCATGCAGATGGCAGAGGACAATGTGATTGACTCGGCGGAGCGCCCCGAGTTTGATGCCATCATGGAGGATTTACAGGGCATCGTGGAGGCCGCCATGGCCGTGCGCTACGCCAAACAGGGACATCTTGAGGAGGGTGTAAAGTGAAAAAGACAGCCAAACGGCCGCTCACGGACGAGGAGATCATGGCGTATGACAACGTGCCGATTGATGTGGCGGCCCGATACATAGGCTGGTCGTCCCCCACCATCTACCGCGCCCTGCGGGAAGAGCGGGCCCCCTTCGGCCTTGCCGTTTGCAGCGAAGAGACAGGGACGTGGACGTACAACATCAGTCCCGGCCTACTGGTGAAGTACAAGAGGGGAGACCTGCCTACCTACCGCCTCCGGGAGCTGGAGGAGGTCATGGTGCGCCACGTCCAGGAGGCGCTGGATCTGCGGCTGGCCGGAGTGTCGGCGCTCATGGGAAAGGTGCTGAGCGCATGAGCATGATACGGCTGGAGCTCAGCAATCGGGACTATAACACCATCGCGGAGGCCCTGCTGGAAAGCGCCCTGGACTGGGAGCACGCCGCGGACGAGCTTGGGCGTCTGCACCAGTTTTGCGCCCGGACAGGGGACCCGGCCTACGGGGCCAAGCTGGCCCGGCTGGACCGGGAACAGTACCGCCATAGGCGTCTCGCCCGGCGCAGGCGGGCCGTACTGGAGCGCCTGCGGAAACAGAAGGAGGCAGCATCATGCTGATGGAGCTGGATTATGAGACCGTGTCGGCGCTGGAGTCGGCGCTGATCGTGGCAGAGGACAGCAAGATGCGAGATGCCAAGGACTGGGCCAATATCGCCGAGTCCTTGGGGGCATCGGAACAGCGCCGGGCGGCGGATAATCTGGCGGCGTTTTGCGGGGGACAGGCTAACAGCTACCGTAAGGCCATGGACGCTTTGCAGCAGGCAAAAAAGAAAGGCCCCAGTCGCTCGGACACAGCGACCAGGGCCTAACGTGAAGACACCTGTATTATAGCACACAATTTTGAGTTGCACAAGGGGGTGGTGCGCCTTGATGGAGTTTCACTTCAACGCAGAGCTGGCCAAGCAGTACGGCGTGGATGGAGCGATTTTCCTCCACTGCATGGCGTTCTGGGTGGCTAAGAACCGTGCCAACGGGCGGCACTACCATGAGGGGCGTTATTGGACCTACAACACACTGGAGGCCCTGTCCAAGCTGTTCCCCTTTTGGTCACGCCGCCAGTTGGAGCGCATTATAAACGGGCTCAAGGAGGCCGGGGCCCTCCTGGCCGGAAATTTCAGCGAGGACAGGACCGACCGCACCCGCTGGTATGCCCTGGCTGATTGCATCCTGGAGGTCTATGGGGAAAGTGAGCCGCCCATTTCACGAAACGGTGAAATGCATTTCACCGGTCGGGGACAGCCATTTCACGAAACGGTGAAATGTAATAAGGAAACAGTTACTTACCAGATAGATCCCCCTAAGCCCCCAAAAGGGGGCCGGAGGGGAAGTGCAGAGCTGGATGGGGCAGTCAAGTCCCTGCTGGCGGAGTACGCTGCCGGAGACACGGAGCTGGCCGAGGCCTTGGATGCCCTGATGGAGATCCGGGCGGCGAAAAAGGCGGTGGACTCCACCCGGGCGGTGACCACTCTGCTCAACCGGCTGAACCGCCTGTCAGACAATTCGCGGGAAGTAAAGCTCCAGATCCTGGAGCAGTCCGTGACCAACAGTTGGAAGGGCATTTTCCCGCTGAAAGGCGGACAGGCCCAAACGAGAAAGGAGCCAAAACGATATGTCGAATAACACCCCGGAGCTCAGCGACGTGCTGCTCTACGACCCCGGCTACCTGAACCCCGAGTTGCCCACCGGGTTCTGGTTCTGTGCGGACCCGGAGGACGTGCTGGCCGTCCAGATCAACGCCGGATGCCTGCGGGCGTCGGCGGGGTGGGAGGCATTGAGCCGCCACGAGCGGTTTTTCCTCCAATTTTGCTACGTGCTGGTAGTCTGCGGGGACCCGGAGAAGCGGGCGGTCATGGTGCGGGAGCTGCGCCAGCGCCTGCCCAATGTCATCCTGCTGGCCGTGGAGGACAAGGGCTTCTGCCGGTGCAACTCCGTGCGGGACCTCCGGGCCACCTGCGGACTGCGGGCGGTGGAGCGGATGCTCCTGGAAGCGGTGGAGATCCCAGCCTACGGCCTCCTGGACCTGGCGGACGTAAGCGCGCCGGACGTGTCCAAACTGGACAAGGTGCTCTTCGGCATCTCCAACCTGGACCGGGCCACGGGCGGGGCCGTCATGGGGGAGCTGTCCGTCTGGACGGGCAAGAGGGGCGAGGGCAAGAGCACCCTGCTGGACCAGTTTCTGCTGGAGGCCATCGACCAGGGGCAGCCGGTGTGCGCTTACTCCGGTGAGCTCCCCGCCTGGAAATTCAAATACTGGGCGTCTCTCCAGGCGGCGGGCCCCAAAAACCTCCAGGTCCGCAAAGACCAGTTGAGCGGCCGGGAGATTCCGCACCCGACCCCTTTCGCCCAGCAGATGATCGACGAGTGGTGGCGGGGACGGTTCCTGCTCTACGACATCGGCACCAGCACCTACCACGACGCCGCCAATATCCTGCGGGTGTTCCGCTACGCCCACCGGCGCTATGGGGCTAAGGTCTACCTGGTGGACAACCTCATGACCGCCCGCTTCCGGGGGAACGACCGGGACTTCTACCGGGCGCAATCGGAGTTTGTTGCGGAGCTGGCCTCCTTTGCCCATGATAACAACGTCCACGTACATCTGGTCGCCCACCCGCGCAAAACCGACCGCATCTCAGATTCGGATGAGGTGGCCGGCATCGGGGACGTGACCAATCTGGCGGACAACGTCTACGTCCTGGAGAAGGAGGAGCGGGAGGACCGCCAGCAGGATTCGGTGCTTACGATCCTCAAAAACCGCTTTTTTGGGGAGCGGGGCCGGAGCATTGGCCTGAACTTCGAACGGAAAAGCAAGCGATTTTACAAGTCGGGGACGGGCAACCCGGACAAGGTGTACGGCTGGGCGCTGAGCGGGCGTCAGGCAGTTGTGGATTTGCCGGAAGGCGGAGAGGACCCGTTCCCGTAAGCGGAAGGAGGGCGTGCAGATGGAGAAGCGGCGGCTGGAGCTGATTGAGGCGGAGTGCCGCCGGCATGCCGCCCTGGCACGGGTGGACGCGGCCCGCCGGGCCGAGCATGAGGAGGTGGCGGAGGCCCTGGCGTGGGCGCTTCGCTGTCTCGGGAAGGAGGAGCCCATATGCGTATCGGTGAGGCTTACACCTTTGTCCCCGCCGCCTTCGGCGCGGAAATTGGGGGCAAGGACACAAAAACCATCCCCCGGCGGGTGACCGGGCATATTGAGTACATCAACCGGGCCCACCGCTACTTCACCGTCCGGGTGGACACCGGGCGGGGAATCCTGCGGGAGAGCTTCAAATTTTAGACCAGAGAAAGGACGATAAACGTGAAGACAATCGCCATTGTAAACCTGAAGGGCGGCGTCGGGAAGACTGTCACCGCCGTCAATGTGGCCGCCATCCTAGCCACCGAGTACGGCCAGCGGGTGCTGCTCATTGATGCAGACCCCCAGGCCAACGCCACCCAGTCCCTGCTCCCGCCGGGGGAATATAACACCCTGGCCGGGCTGCTGACCATCCCGGATGTCTACTACGACGACCTGCTGTATCACAGCAGCATCCGGGGCCTGGACGTATTGCCGGCCGACGACGAGCTGCGCAACCTGGACGTGGATCTGCTCCAGGGGGAGCGGCCCAACCTGCGGGCCATCCGTGACCTGCGGGACGCGGTGGCGGAGGATGACGCCTACGACTGCATCGTGATTGACTGCCCACCCGCGCTGTCCCCAGCCTGCGCGGCGGCCATCGCCGCCTCTACCGACGTGGTCATCCCCATCAAAGTAGACGCTTACTCGGTCCGAGGCATGAATGAGCTGACAGCCCAGATTGACCGCCTGCGGAGCATCTACCCGGACGTGCATGTGGCGGGCTGCCTGCCCACCATGTGGTACCGCTCGGACACGGTGGAGCAGGGGGAGCGGCTGCTCCAGGAGCAGGCCCCGGTACATGTCTTTGCCAGCCACATCCGGCGCAGCCCCAAGGTGGACGAGTCCACCTGGACGGGGGAGCCGGTGGTGAGTTGGTCGCCCCGCTCCGCGGCGGCCCAGGATTACCGGGCCTTCGTGGCAGAGTTCCTGGAAGAGGGGGCGGCAAAGTAATGGCCAAGTTTGATATCACGGCCGCCTTTCAGGCCGCCGTGGGTACCGCCGGAAATGTGTCCAAGTTGGACACATCGCGGGAGGCCATCGAGTACATCAGCCTGGACAAGCTGGAGGCTGACCCGGGCAATTTTTACCGGCTGACCGGTCTGGAGGATTTAGCCGCAAATATTGAGTTGTGTGGCCTCCAGCAGCCTGTCCGGGTGCGGCCGACGGAGGGCGGGCGATATATGATCGTCTCCGGGCACCGGAGACGGGCGGCCCTGGCACTGCTGGCCAAAGAGGATCCGGAGCGGTGGGCGGCGGTGCCCTGCCTTGTGGAGCGGGACGAGGTGTCCCCGGAGCTCCGGGAGCTGCGGCTGATCCTGGCCAACAGCTCCACCCGGGTGCTCTCCCCGGCGGAGGTGTCCAAGCAGGCACAGCGGGTGGAGACGCTGCTGTACCAGCTCAAGGAGCAAGGCTATGCGTTTCCCGGCCGGATGCGGGATCAGGTGGCGGCGGCCTGTAAAGTATCCGCTCCCAAGCTGGCCCGGCTCAAGGTTATCCGGGAGCACCTGATCCCGATTTATTTGGAGCACTTCGACCGAAATGTGCTCTCAGAACAAACTGCTTACGCTTTGGCACGGATGGAGACTGCTCTCCAGGAACGGCTGGCGAACATGCTGCCGAACCTGCCCACCGGGAGCCGGGCGGAAGAACTGCTGGAGTTGGCCAAGGCCGGTACAAACTGGCGGCCTACCTTCTCCTGCCCCGACGGTAGTCCGTGTAAACGGGGAGACGCATTCCTACGGCATGACCTGGACTGTGGCTACGGTGAGCTGTGCAAGGGTGAGACCTGCTGTCTGGATTGTGCACGGGCTAAGGTTAGTTGCTACGCTTGTGAACGCATGTGCTCCAAGGCCAAGGCAGCCCGAAAGGCGCAGAGGGATGAGGAGGCGGCCAAAGAGGCCGAACGCGACGCAAAAATCCAAGAGAACATCCAAAAGAATGTGCAGCTCCGGGCCAAGAGGCTGGCCGCGGCCGCAGATGCCGCTGGGCTGGAAAATGAGGCATCCATCCTCATCTCAGAGTATGGACGGGGCCTGACAGTCGGGAAACTGCGGGATTGGGCCGCAGGCCACTTTGACCAGGATGATAGGCTGTATCCCAGTACCCTTAACGCTAGGGACTTCAGTGACCCGGTCCGGCTGGCCAAGGATCTGGGGTGCTCTACGGACTACCTGCTGGGTGTTACGGACGAGCTGACCGGCCCGCCGGCGGCCTCTACATCCGCAGCGAAGCAGGCCCGGGAAACTGCGCCGGACAGCGGCGATGACGACGGCCCCTGGCATTGGTGGCCAGAGCAGCCGCAGAAGAGCGGCCTGTACTGGTGCATCACGGGCCCTATGTCCCAAGGTGGGAGTCTCTACTGGTGGAGTGCTGAGAAGGAGAGATGGGAGCACGCGGCCATGGCCTTCCCGCTATCGCCGACCGTGACGATCTGGATGCGATGCCCGCAGCTCCCTGAGAGTATGGACTGGGAAAGGCAGGAGGACCCAAATGGCGAAGAATAAGAAAACACACCACCGCCCCGGACCGGGTAAGCCCCGGGGCGCGACCTATGCCCAGGTGCTGGCCCACAAGGCGGCCGTCCGGAAGGGGCTGGAGCAGGCCGCCCGGGACGCCACGGTGCAGGTACAGGCGGATACCCATACCCAGCGGGCCATGTGGCTGATGGTGTGCTCCATCGCCGACGCCTACGGCTTCGGCCCCAAGCAACTGCAAAAGTTTTTCACCGCGCTCCAGGACAACACGGACGAGCTGGAGCGGATGCGGACAGACGTGGACGAGGAATATGCCTTTGAAAAGCTCCGCCAGAAGGCGCAGGCGGTCACCGGCATGGAGGTGCATTACCTCTACGAGCAGGAGGCTCTGCTGGCTGAGATGCAGGCGGCCAAGGAGGGGGTGTCAGCCCATGAGTAAGCGGATAATCCAAACCACACCCAGCGGCGAATGGATGCCGCTGCCAAAAATGCCGGTGGCGTGAGGCCGGGAGCCTATGTCGTTGGACGGTTATGGGCCGGAGACGATAGCCTAGGCCACCGGATACAGCATATCGACCACCGCGATGTACATGAAAGAATTTTTTAAGGCTGGACCATGTGAACGATGCTCATCCAAGAGCATTTGTGATGCGACCGGCGGGACGTGCAGAAGAAAAGAGCGGTGGAAAACTTGCAAGGAGGAACCGAACGGTGGACGATAAGACGCGCGCCCTGCTGGGTGATCACGAGGCGGCCAAGCTATGAGGGTGTTGGTGGCCTGTGAGGAGTCACAGGAAGTCTGCAAAGCGTTCCGGGCGTTGGGGCATGATGCGTACAGCTGCGACATTGAGCCGTGCAGCGGGGGGCATCCGGAGTGGCATCTGAGATGTGACGCGCTGGAGTCACTGAAAATACAGTGGGATATGATTCTGGCGTTTCCGCCCTGTACATACTTGTCAAACGCTGGTGCTAAGCACCTGTTTCGCGGCGGCATCCTCAATCAGGAGCGATACCAGAAAGGTTTGGAGGCAAAGGAGTTTTTTCTGAAATTTCTGGACGCGGACTGCCCGAAAATCTGTGTTGAAAATCCAGTATCCAGCAGAATTTATGAAATGCCGCCGCATACTCAAGAGGTGCAGCCGTGGATGTTTGGACACCCGGTCCAGAAGAAAACAAGGCTGTGGCTAAAAGGTTTGCCGCTTTTGGAACCGACAGACATCGTAGACCCGGAGTGCGGATGCCATGAAGCTGGTACATGGTTTATGAAAGGCGGCAAAGGCCGGCAGAAAAACAGGGCCAAGACCTTTCCGGGCTTGGCAAAGGCGATGGCCCAACAATGGGGAGGTATATGTGATGGATGATATTAAATTAGCCCTGCTTGGCAATCAAGAGGCGGCCAAGCGGCTGACGGATGCGGGGGTGCTACTGCCATGCCCGGGTTGCAGGGGTGAAGACACAAAGCACAGGGCTGTAATGGCATGCGTAATGATTGAATGCCTGTGTGGGTTTATGGCGGCGGGCTACGACTTGGAAGAAGCACGGCAGATATGGAACACCCGCGCGCCGATTCTGAGCGCGGAGGAGATGCTGGAGGGGATGGAATGAACACGCTGATTTTGTACGCTATGGGGATTGCATCGCTGGTAGTCATTATTGCCGGGGCATTTACCGTGGTGGTCATGATTGTGTACTATATCCAAGTCATGTGGTCAAAGATTTCTGCCTGCGCAAAGAACACAATGGAGTATTTGCAAAACAAGCAAGATTTTGAGGTTTACAAAGCCGACGTGCTCCACTGGGATATGGTAAAGCGAGAGAAGGCGCTGAGGTGCCGGGAGTGCGCATATCGGAAAAAGTACATGGACGAGGAGGCCCAGCCATGACGCGGGAAGAAGCGATCAAGTCATTGCAAAACATAATCGAATACTGGACATATAAGCCGACTGAGGTTGAAGCCGCTAAGATGGCAATTGCCGCCCTCCGCCCCGTCAGCCGGGAGCAGGTAGAGCGGGTGTGGCCGGGGTGCGAAGCTTGCAAAGACGCAGGTTTAGCAATTGGAGAGGTTCAGTTTTATGGACCTTTTGAAGGGCCTATTGATGTATCTGGAAATATGCACTACTGCCCCAATTGTGGTCGCCCTATAACCCCAGTGGCGAAGGACAGACAGGGGAAGAGATTGGAGACGCTGAAAGATGAAAAGAGCGATCTATGATGGTGTGCTCCTGCTGGACGAGTCTCTGCCCTATGAGGTGGTCGAGCTGCCTCTGCCGCGTGACTCCCCGGTAGAGCTCCTAGAGCCGGAATCCGGGCCACCCAAGGAGCCCCACGGCCGGAACGCAGCGGAGAAGCGGGAGATCCTGGACCGCCTCTATGCCTACCGCAAAAGCGCGGGGCTGGGCTGCTTTGAGCCACTGGCTGAGGCTTGCGGCAAAGGGATTACACCGGATCTGCTCCGCCGCCTCTACAGCGGGGACGAGGTGGTGCCCATCCAGGTGTGGCGTCAGGTCGGCGCCGGCCTGGGCAAGCTGGGTGTGTCCAAGTTGGACACAAATGGGGGATAAGCATGGGAGACTGCGTCCGTATCGAGGAGTACCGGCGCACCTGTGCTAATTGCTACTGGCACAATGACGCCATGGGGGCGTGTAGGCACCCGGGAGGCTGGTGGTGGGATAAGCGGTATCATCACTGCGCCACCTTCCGGTGGCGGGACGGCCCACCGGGGAGAAAGAAAGGAGAAACTCAGCATGAAAAATAAGAACCTGCGGAGATTGCGCTGTCTGGTGACGGCGCAGACCAGGGGCAATCTAGAGCGGCTGGCCCAGATGGACGGGTGCGGCGACGTGGGCCGCATGGTAGACAAGTTGACCCGGGACAAGATGCTGGCCCTCCGCCAGTCTGTCGTCGGGCCATGGGCGGCCCACTATGTGGCCCGGGCTAAGAGGGTGGATTGATGGCAAAGCGGCTCAAGACCATCACGGCGGGGCGCCTGGTGGTCGTTGGGTGCTACACCATCCCAACACCCCGCAGCACAGAGAGGGAAAGGAAAGCACTGCGTGAGATCTCCAGCGCAGCCCAGATGACGATTAACGCCAACCGCTCCTGGCAGCGGCTGGGGCTGGTGCCGGCCGCCCACCTCCGGGCGGGACATAAGGCCA